CCAAATGTTTCTCCTAGATCTCTTTGACTTGTTAGAAGATAAACTTCTCCAGCGTTAGCTTTAAGTGTTCCCGGGGCGGTTCCGGTTGCTCCGCTGTTTGCTTTGTTTTCAGCAGTGGCAACGATAACCAAAGGAACGGTGCCCGGTGCTGCTGGTGTATAAAATGATTCGTCAATTACTTTGACTTCTACGCCTGGTGAACTTAATGCCATCTTTGGAATCTCCTAAGGTTTTTGTTCTACTAGTATTTATTGATAAAATCTAAAAATGGCTAGTTATAACAGACCGAAAAGGTGTTAAAAAGGGCAGCTAAATATGCACATGACTAGACCTTTATGCAATTGTGGTCAAAGACCAGCTGCTATTAACTATCGCAAAGGCGGTAAGATATACTATCGCTCTAAGTGCGAAGTATGTGCTAGGTACGGTGGTGTTGGAAGGGGGAATCCCAAGTGGTATCAGGATGGGTATCGCATGAAACTTGTATGCGACAAGTGCGGCTATAAGTCAAAATACAAAGAACAATTTAATGTGTTCCATGTGGACGGGAATCTTAATAACTCCCGTCCAACTAATCTAAAAACAGTATGTGCTAACTGCCAGCGGACTCTTCACAAGGAAGGGTTTCAGTGGCGTCAAGGGAGGCTAACACCAGATTTTTAATTTGGTCAAACAAGTCGTCAATAGAGCTATTATTCCACACAGTGTAATCAATGTTTCCACCTACCCATGCAGTTTCACTAGCATGAATTCCTAGCTTTTCTAATCTAGTTTTGCTAGTGGACCAAGATATATTACCGTTAGGGCCTTTGTTCACGCTAGCAGCAGCATCATACCACTCAGGATCATCACCACGCTTAATACGAATAACCAAACCTCGTGCATTGTGTATTGCTTTGACTTCGTTTGGAAATCGTACATCGCTAATAACAATGTTAT